ATACAAGCAGATCCAGAATAGAAAATTTTAGTAGTATTTTTACCAACTCTTTCATTCATCTGACGTTGCATTTCAAGAACGTTCAGATTGATAGTGACAGAGTTGTGCATAATATCTGCGTCGTTCTCACCAGTGAAAACAAATCCTGCTCCACCCATATCAGCAGCGAACTGATAAATTTCATCAAAGGTTTGAATATAACGATATGGAACTGACTGATAAAAGTTCCCACGATCTCCTTTATATTCAAGGACGCGACGAACAAAATCAACATCACGAAGATCCCCGAGAACAAACTCGTTTGCTTCGTGTTTAGAAAACTCTGGATACTTAAGGTCTACACCACGAACCCAGTATCCTTCGGAACGCAATCTACGAACCATATGACTTCCAATAAAGCCACCGGCACCAAGCACAAGTGCCTTCTTAATGTATTGACTCATTTTTTGATCAAAAATAATAATCTCATACTATATATTATACCAATTAGAATGAAAATTTGCAAGAGACTTTGAACAAACTATTTTATTTTGATGAGAAATATTTTTACAAATCATACAATACTCTTTCAAAAGAGGACCGAATAAATCTCATAGAAGAATCAGAACTATATTTAAAAACCCACAGAAAAACAGAGGAACTTCATCCTCCGATCATGGCAGAAAAGTTTTTTACAAAAAATCTCTTAGAAAAAGAGTGTTGGAAAAACTTAACTAAACGAGTAGTTACCTCTGTAAATGAATATTCAAAAACTTACTTAAATGTTATTCCAAAATTTGAATCCTGTTGGATTAATAAGGTTGGGTCTTATAATGATGCAGATATAAAAAATACATTATATTTTGATGAGGATGTACAGTCATATACAGACAACCATTATCATTCACATCATGAAGATCAAATCATTAGTTGCATTTTTTATTTACAAAATCCCAATAAAAAATATGGTACTTTAGTTAGAACAAAAAATGGATCTTTAGTTCTTGATGGAACAGAAAATTCACTAACTATTTTTGATCCAAGATTACATCACACAGCTCTGACACCAAATCCTGAAGTAAGTTCACTATATCCCAGATATGTAATCCTAATGTCTTTTATAAAATCACACTAAAAAAGGTGGGATCACTCCCACCCTTGTAACTCAGGCTCGCCACCAATTTTGAGTACGAGAAAATTGGAAACTCGGCGGGGTTTCCCCATCCACACCAGTCGGCATATTTAATGTCCAATCCGACGAGGACATAAGGGGTCGTTTGACTCCACCACTTGATTTTAAGAAACCAAGAAAAGTTGGGTTAACTTTGATATTTCGGTGATACCAAAGAATGCACATAAGAATAGTACATCCCAAAGTTTAAGTTTGATGGCAAAAGGAACTGTAAGAAGACCTCCTACAAACTTTATCATCAAACCATTTTTAAAATCTCCCCATAACATGACTTGATATCCTATTATAAGGAGAAGGTTCCCAAGATATCTCAGGACACTTGTTTTAGACATAAGGGGTTTGCTCCCGACCAGTGCTGTTATAGACCATCCGTGTCTTCATCATCATCCTTTACATAACAAGGAACGCGATCTGGATCTAACCATTTCGCATATTCAATATCTTCCATTGCAGTAGAACATTGTAACACATTATCAAAAAGATAAATGTCATTCCATCGTCTAGTATAGGGATCTCTTTTTTGCATTCTATAATCAGGCATACCATTGAGTTCAATGATACCCTTTTGAACAAACCTATATCCTTCTCGTTCAAGAAGAACTTTAGGAAGTGTTTCAATCACGATGCAAGAACTCCTTCGGCTTCAAGATCATTATAGATGTATTCCATAAGAATCTCATAGTCATCCAAAGGATCCCCCGAAAAGATCGCACCATTAGATTCATAAAACTTACGGACTTTCTTGAAAAGTTTCGGATTCTTTACATCAAGATAACAGTCTCCGTGAGCAGCAGACCTCAGGGTTTGAATGTCTTTTTTGAATTTAGCAGTGAGTGACATCTGTTTGAATTTGTTTACCTTGTTATTATAGGGTTTCGACTTGGAAAAGTCAAGAGGACAATTTTGAAAGTGTCCATGCTCCCTGAGGGGATCGAACCCACCTGATACCGATTATGAGTCGGGTGCTTTCACCAGATAGCTAAAGGAGCTAATAAAATAAGAAGATTAGCAACCTTCTTCATGATCTGTATAGATGCGTATGAGTTCCTCATCCGCAGGAACCATTACACATGTATTTTTTCCGTCTGATATTCCTATATTCTCACCGTTTTCAACTCTTCCAATCATTTCGTCCCAGCGTTGTTGAAACTCTTGCACTGTGTAGATTAACATAGTTTTTATATTTATAAGTCGGGCATGAGGGATTTGAACCCCCGACATCCTGCTCCCAAAGCAGGCGCGCTACCAAACTGCGCTAATGCCCGATTACTAGTATATAGTAACACTAATGTTTCTTCTTGGCAAATGGTTCCCAGTGTTCCCACCCATACTTATGAATTGCCCAGATACCCATGATAGGCAGAACAATCAAAATATACCCAAGAAACCCAAGAGTGTAAGGATTTTCTAGAACCCATCGGGCAAAGTGTCCCATTATAAGAAAATACCCGGTCTATAATTTACCAATTCTTGAATCTCATTAAGGAGAGCTCCATACTCTTTGAATCTTCTATCTCCAGCAATAAAATGTCTTTGTCTTGACCAAACTGCATCCGCTAAAAGTTTCAATTCATACTCTGAGAACTCTTTAAATCTTTCCATACCATCTCCGATGTTAGTAGTATTCATATCCCTCTCCAATTTTTATATTCATAATGAAAGTATTGATCTACAGTATTATCTAGGGGTGCTTGAACATCCCATTGAGCCCATTCTTTACAAAACTGTTTTATATAGTTGTCATTTAAAACACTTCTACCATAAGTCCTCACAAAACAAGTCATTGCAAAACTATATCTTTGTTTAGTGTGGGTAGGCATTATTCAATCCCCACAAAATGAAAAGAGCTATTGATGAAAAAATAAGAACAGTAGATAAGGCTAAGTTATTCATTAAGACCCTCCTCCGTTTCTGAATCCAACTATGTATCCGATGATTAGTCCACACATAAATGCAATTAAAAAATAGAGTTCTTTTGAAACAAGTTCAATAAACTCCATCCATTCCATAGTTGTCATCTTCATCCTCATAAGTTGACGGTTCTTCAAAAAGTTCATCCATCTTTTGTTTTAAAACAATGTCTCGTAGTTTTTGTAAATCTTCTTCTGTTAAACTTATCATTTGTCCTTTAAAAGTTCTTCTATTCTTTTACGCATGTTTGTACTTTCCTGATTCATGTAATCTCTAAGAGAGTAACCTCTTTGACCTTTCATAATACATGTTCCTTGGTAGAACATTGTAGCAGCAAATACTAACAGGAAAACGATTCCTATTATTTCAGCGTAATGTTGAGCCATGGTAGAACTGGCGGAATAACACCTATAAGTCTTAACAATCCTTCAGCAAATAAAGCAAGAACCACCCAACCAACACACATAGAAATAATGGAAGCATTCCTATTGTGCCTTCGTATAGCAGCATCAATCATCTCCTGCACTTCTACACGACTTACAAATTCATCTTGAGGTTCCATCACTTTTCGTCTCCAAGAAACTTTGATAGAGGATCTCTCTTTGTTTTGACGATCTCACATGCCCTTTTATAAAACATGTTATCAGTATTACCAGAGGCTTCAAAAGTAGCCTTGATTTTCACCCAATTCATATAGGTGTGGTCGTCCATGTGAATATTAGATTGTACATAATTATATAATAATCATGGAAGCCTTAACGGCAACCTTATGTGTTAATATCGTAACACTGATTAAGCAATTATTAAATTAAAACGGAAGCGGTAGGATTTGAACCCACGAACGCTATTAACGTTGGTTGTTTTCAAGACAACTGCCATAAACCACTCGGCCACGCTTCCAAACGGAGGATGTTGGATTTGAACCAACGGATGCACTTGAAGTACATCGGGGGATTAGCAATCCCCTGCATTAAACCTAACTCTGCCAATCCTCCTATCGGATTTCAAAATCCAGTTTACGAACTTTACGAGCTCGTCTGGACTCCTGGAAAGCAAGTTCAGATGGACTGAACAAACTATCCTTTTTATTTTCCTTCAGTGAGTTTAACATAACTACTTGGTTTAGGTCAACAGCAGTGATGGTGTCTCCCTTCACAAGTGTCATATTATCACATCCACAACATATTGATTTTGTTGGATGCGACTCCAACTCGGTGTTACACACCTTACATCTTACTCTTAACATTGTTCAATACCTTAATTATTCTTCCGTAGTTTCTTCCGTAGTTTCTTCAACTTCTTCTTTAGCAAGTCCTGGAGAAGATTCAAGATAAGATCTTAACATCCAAACAAACTTACCATGCGACTCATTCAGATCATCTGCAAGATTTGAAGTTGCTCTGGACTTCTGAGCATCTGCTTCCTCAGCAACTTCAGTGAATAGATCACAGAGATCTTGATTTGATTTTAACAGATCTTTTACCATTTTATGGCAATCTGTTGTACTTTGTCCAGTTTTGACTTTGGAAACTTCTACAACTCTCTCTAAACTATTGAGTGGTTTTACATTTAGAAATCTCATGTGTTCAGAGATACGATCAATCTCTTCAAACATGGTTTCATACTGATCACCAAAAAGAGTATGAAGTTGTGGAAAATCTTCTCCAACTACATTCCAATGATAGGCCCATGTCTTATGAAATAAGACAAAAAGAGATGACTGTACATCACTCAATAGTTTAAAAAGTTTTTCCATTATACCAAAAATACTTTGAAGTATTTATGTATGGGAGATACTGGAATCGAACCAGTGACTTACCACTTGTAAGGAGGCCACTCTACCGCTGAGTTAATCTCCCTCACTCATGTTTAAATTTTTCTAACTTAATCCAATTGAGAAGGGTTTGAAATGAAGTTGCATTTTCTTCATTATGTTGAAGAGCTTCAATATAATATTCAAGTGCTTCAATAACCATTTCTCGGTCTTGTTGGGAAATTAAAGACATGATTACCTCATTTTAATGGAGGAAGCGGAATACCGGACTTGAACCGGTGACATCTAACTTGGAAGGATAGCGTTCTACCACTGAACTAATTCCGCATGAGACAATTATAAACTATATAGTCTTAATTGTCAAGTGCTCCAGAGAAGATTTGAACTTCCACGCTTTTTAAGGCGGCGGATTCTAAGTCCGCTGTGTCTACCGTTCCACCACTGAAGCTAATGAGTAGTGAGTGCCCACCACTCGCGGAAGACACTCTCCGCAACTAACGGGGGTGATCAAATCCCCGACCTAAGAAATCTTAGGATTTAGAAAGGAAGACCCAGAAATTTCCAGTCTTTCCAACTGGGGCGGCAGGGATCGAACCTGCGACCTAGATGTTAACAGCATCCCGCTACTACCGCTGAGCTACACCCCAATATTTGTTTTTATAAATAAGATTAGCAATTAGTGTTAATCTTATGAAATGTGCTTGGCATCTATGTTTAGAAGAAGCAGTACTCTATAATGGTAGAGGTAAATTTTGTTCTAAACAATGCAAGAACAAGTATTATGTAGACCAAAGAAGAAAGAACCTCAAGCAAAATAGTATAGCATATAAAGGAGGTGCTTGTCAATGCTGTGGTTAT